CCAAGTAAATGTTAAATAAAATAATAAATAAAATAATAAATAAAATAATAAATAAAATAAATTAATGAATTTTATTGTAATAAGCTAATGTTTTATCTACAAAAATCCATTTATCTTTGTGTTGCGAATAAACTTCCATTGCATAAATTCCGTCAGAGTAATATTTAGTAGGATTCCATCGTATTTGGTTGCATAATTTAAAATCAATCAAAAACATTGCAGAATCAATTTTACACAACTCTATTTTATTTCCTTTTAGAAGATTTGTAAATGGAAATACATCTTCGGGTCGTTCTTGGTTAAATGTATATATTTTATTCTCATCTAATGTATTCAATAACCCATACAACTCGGGATGAATCATATTATCATCGTCTAAAAAATAAATATAAGTATCTGGATTTAGAATACAATCCAATGCAAAATTTCTTTGAGAATTTCCGCTTATACCTGGCCCAGAAAAAACATACTCTTTTATTTTAGAATGTGTAAATAATTTTGGATTTTCTTTAATTATTTTTCCATCATATACAATAATCCATTCATCTACATAATTAAAATCAATCGTCTCTACAATTTTAAGTAAATTAGCTGGACGAATAGATGGTGTTATAATAGTTATTTTTTTAGGATTATACTGATCTATATAAGGTAATGGAATATGTTCAATACGATTGAAAATGTAAAAGTCGCAACTTTTATAAATGACATGAAACCAATTTACAAGTTGTTCATTAGTTGCATTCAAGCTGTAACATTTCATTCTTGTAAAATCTAATTTGTCAAGTGTAATACAAATTTCATCTGTATTATTCATATTGTCTAGTATAATAAAATCGTGCAACGGATCTTTGTACAATTCTTTTATTTCATTATAATTTTGATACAACGTTTCTAATCCAATAATGCAAAATTGTTTCTTGTAGTGAAGATTAACAAGTGAATTACAATAAACATGTGTATAATTTTCCAATTCCCAAATAGGTTTATTTGGCCATTGTTCAAATGCATTTTTTTCTTTCATGAAATCATCAATTTTATAAGAATTGTAACAATGATGTGCAAGATGTTTGCATAACCGATTAATTTCACTGTTGCGAATTAGTGAAAAATTATTATTACCGTTATTCATATATTGTATATATCCTAATTGTGGAATCTTTGCCATTTTTGTTTGCACTGCAGTTCTAAGTAAAAGTTCATAATCATCACTAACAGGTAAACCTTCGTTATAATTACCCATTTTCATAAGAACATCTTTTCTCCATATACGAGGATGATTTGGTACACTAACAATATTAGTAAGTGTTATATTATTAATGTTTGCAGTACTTGATACATAAATCCATTTATCTTTATATTTTTCCATATAATAGCTTGCATATCCTAATGAATAAAAATCACTATATCTAAAATTGTCACCATTTTCATAGATATTTGAGAAATTCATATATACAAATCCTACATCAAGATCTTTTTCAAAAACAGTTGTTGCATCTTGTAAACATGTTGGTGTAATTTCATCATCATGATCCAATTCTAGTACATATTTGCCTCTGCATAAAGATACAGCTTCATTTTTTACATTTCCAATACTTCCGTTGTTTTCACTTCGTTTATACAAACGTATTCTATGATCTCCGGTAAATAATTCTTTTAAAAATATAAAATGGTTGTCATCAGGAGAATCATCTAAAATAACCCATTCCCAATCAAGTAAAGTTTGATCTTTTACAGATGAATAGGCTCTTTTAATTTTATCATATGAGTTGTAACAAGTAGTAAATATTGAAAAAATAGGACGAAATGTAGTTTGTTTAATAATATTATCCATGTAACAATAATTAACAGAGTTATTGAATGCATCTATATTTATCGTGGTCAAATGCAACCATCTATATTTAATTCGTTGCGGTATGTCACAATCATTCATGTATTCTTCGCAATTTTCTCCAAATGTAATCAATAGTTGGTTATTAGGATTAAACAAATGATTTAAACATGATTTATTATTATAAATTTGTACATTGCACAATAATTGATCTTTATTGTCTATAAATAATGAATCAATAGATGAATATTTGTCATATCTAAAAAATATTACGGTTGGATACATAACCCGATTCAATAATTTATATTTAAGTAATAAAATTGAAAAATAATTTAATAATTTCATATAATAAAATGCCGAAAAAATCGTATACCGACATAATGAAGGAATTGAAAACTCCTCCTCCAAAACAAGATATTTCCAATCCACATTTAGTAAAAATAACAAAGGACAAGATTGTAAAAATATAATATACACACTAGTTATGCACGATTTAATTATTGAATATATTGGAACAGTTTTTTTTCTTTTTGTCTTCATATCTACAGCTAATCCATTAGCAATCGGTGCAGCTCTTGCACTAGCAATATATATTGCACAAAATATTTCAGGAGGCAATTTTAATCCAGCAACTACAGTCTTAATGGTTCTTGCTGGAAAACAAAAAATGGAAAATCTCGTACCTTATATCATAGTTCAAATTCTTGCTGCTATTACAGTATTAGAATTATACAAAAGAACTAAAGAATAAATTCATAATCAAGTAAATAACAAAGTAAATAACAAAGTAAATAACAAAGTAAATAATAAACATAAACATATATTATTTAGTATACCATGTTGGTGTTGTCTATTGATATTGGAATTACACATTTGGCACACTGTCTTGTATCTGTAACAGAAACATTTGAAATTATAGATTGGGATGTAATTGATTTACTTGGAGATCAACCTGTATGCAATCATCGTTGCAAAAAACAATGCAAACAACCTGCTTTGTTTTTTAGAGATACTTCATTTTTTTGCAAGAAACATGCTGTACATATTCCTGCATTATCAGGGTTAAACAAACTTGAATTGACGGAATTGTGCAAATTGCATGGAATTACTCAATGTGACATCAAAGAAAAAATGATTGAACAATTAAATTCTAAAAAATTAAGCGAAGTTAAAAGAAAATCTGCAAAAACTTGTTCTGTAATTGATTTAGGAAAAGAATTAAGGATTCAATATGAAAGATTTACAAAAGTAGATAAAGTAGTTATAGAAAATCAAATTGGACCATTGGCAAATCGTATGAAAATGTTACAAGGTATGGTAGTGCAATATTGGATTATGAGAAACGCAGAAGTTACGTGTGTATCTGCTGTAAATAAATTAAAATTATTTCATACTGGTCCAACTACCTATGCACAACGTAAGAAAATAGGTATAGATTGTGTACGAAAATTGATAACTGCAAACAACTGGGAAACAGGTTTTGAAAAACACAAAAAAAAAGATGATTTGGCAGATACATTATTACAATTAATTTGGTATTTAAACAATATAAATGCGGATTACTTAAAATTAATTGTTCTTATATAAACATAATGGAAACAATCCAACTTGGTCTAGACGGTTTAGAAGAAATTAAACTTAACTTTGATCCTATTGATTCTGGTCCATCTTCTGCTATGCCAGGAGTTGAACTATTAATGAATACAAAGAAAAAGGAATCACCTTCTATTGAAATATCTGATTTGGATAAATTAGAAAATGAATTAAATTCATTGTCACAAGTTAACACTCCAAGAGTAGAAAAGGAAAGGCCGGACACACCTGTTATGGATTTTCCAAGAATTGATTTAACAAACGAAACTTTTTCAAAACCAAGTGTATCATTTGATAAACCAATTAAAGTAGATAAGTCTTGGGATGGCTTTAAATCTATCAATACAATTGATCCAGATAAGATAGCTCCAAAAGAGAATGCTGCAGATGTGTTACGAGAAAAGTTTAAATTATTAAGAAAATTAGAAGATTTAGAAGGAAAGGGTGTACGGCTTACGCGCAAATATACAATGGATTCTTCTTTAGACGAAATGAAAGGCGAATATGAAAATATTGTTGCAGAAAAGGAAAAATCAAACAATGTAAAATTTCAAGGAAAAATGTTAATGGCTGCAATTACTGGTATTGAATTTTTAAATTCAAAGTTTGATCCATTTGATATTAAGCTAGATGGATGGGCAGAACAAGTAAATGAAAATATTACAGACTATGATGAAATTTTTGCAGAATTACATGAAAAGTATAGATCAAAGGCAAAGCTTGCCCCTGAGCTGAAATTATTGTTCCAGCTAGGAGGAGGTGCAATCATGCTTCACATGACCAATACAATGTTCAAGTCATCACTTCCTGGCATGGATGATATTATGAGACAAAATCCAGAATTGATGCAGAAGTTTACACAAGCAGCTGTAAATTCAATGGGAAATACAAATCCAGGATTTAGTGGATTTATGAATAATGTCATGCCAAATATGTCACAATCTGCACCATCGTATGCAACTCGCCCACATCCGCCCCAAGACAACAGGCAAGACAACAGGCAAGACAACAGGCAAGACCATAGACCTGATATGAGAGGTCCAACAGATATTAATGATATTTTGAGTGGATTGAAACCAAAACAAGAAGATGCAACAAGTACAGTAAGCTTAAGTGAATTGAAAGACATGAAAGACGGGTTGGGAATGGGACATAAGGTTCGTCGCAAGAAGTCAGATAAACATACTGTAAATTTAGATATATAAATTTTACTTGACTTTTAATAAAAATATTGTAAAAATGCAATATTTTTATTTTTTCTTTATTTAGTTTTTAATCTTCTTTATTTAGTTCATTATTTAGTTCTTTATTTACTTCTTGCAAAGTCACGTATTTATGTTTATCTGTATCATAGAGCATTAACCATAAATTATGGTAACAATCTGTTAACGATAGTTTTACAATAGTGTCAAATAAATTACTTTTAGAAATTACTTCTTCATGATATTTCTGTAAATTATATCCAGGTAGTTTTGAGTTTGTATGATGAATGTGATGGTATTCTATTCCCATGTAAAAATATTTCAAACAGTTAGGTATTTGAATAAACGAACTTCCTAATAATCCACTGTTTCTTTGCGACCATTCTGTTTTACCAACTACATATGCAGGGTTGTATGTATGTTGATTGAAGAACAACAAAAAATTAATAATGAAACTTAGGTACAATGAAACCAAATAATGAAATACTATATCATTTTTATACAAAGTTAGTAAAACATACACAGAACCAATATTGTTGATACCATGGTTAATGCATACCATAAATAAAGAGGAATTAATTTTTTCTCCATATTTTATTTTTTTGAGAAAATAAATAAATCGTT